CCCAGCATCAGAACCACCAATTCCTTTTCCTCTTAATTGATGCCAATGTTTTTTGTCTTTGACATACTCGACATTACAATTAGGAAAGAACTCCTCATAGTTCGTAGTTTCCATTTTCTAGATCCTTTTTAGCACTTGCTAATTCCTGATTGAGATAACCAAGTTGAAGATAATCATCACTGTCTAGATGATCCTTACATTCCATACAAATGATTGAACTCTCTAAATCAGCAACTCTTTCTTCTAATTCTTTCTTTTTCATCTTCTAATGCTCCTTTAAATTGTTCTTGAATATAGTTATCCAATTCATTACTGCAATGCATGAAAGCGTTTTTAGCCGGTGTAAACATTTCTTTGACCTTTTCAATGTCAATATTGATTGGAGCCATTTCTAAGAAAAGACTTCCTAAGATGTTCCAATCAGAATCAGCTAATGCCGAAAGTGCATCTCCATCTTTCTTGATGCTTAATTCTAATTTAAGTAATGGTACTGCTGGTCTTTCATCTGTTCCTGTTTCCTTTTCAGTTGAACCAATTTGAACAACCTTGACATCTGCACCTGCAGCTTTTGCGGTTTGGATGATGTCTTCTAAATCTTTTTTTGTCATATTCTATTCCTCTCTTTTAATATAGATTTCTACTGTGTACTTTTGCATTTTCGGATTGTCAACAAAGATATCTATCTTTTTTCCTTTGATAGCTCCTCCGCAGTCTTGAGCTACATATTCATTGCCATTAATCAAGACTATAGAACCATATGGAATGATTGAAGGATCTACCGCAATAGTTCTTCCTTCTTCAGCAATAGCACCAGTAGAAGTTAAACGACCATAAACGTCTTCTCCTGGCCAATAGTATGTAATAACAAACTGGCCAAGACATCTTCAATTTTCAAGTTCAGCTTCTAATTGTTCATTTCTTATAGAAACTTCATCATACAATCTTTGATATTTAGTTCTCTCTGACTTTTCAGCCGATAACTCATTTGAAAGAGAATTGTATTCATCTTTCAATAATTGCATTTGCTTTGATTGTTCATCATATGAACTTTCTAAATCTTTAACTCTTGATAGCATTAGACCAGTAGTAACAAGGAATACTACTAATGCTGTTGCTAGAGTAACTGCACCTTTTTTCGATAATTTCATTGCGATTTCTCCTTTGATTGGTTATAATTGTTATTGGTTATTTTGGTTTTTTGATTTAACAGTACTTTTTTAAGTGCTGTTATTTTTTTATCTGAAAATAAAATCCAAGAAATTTCTTAAGCCAATTACACATAACTGACCAGCAGCTAATGCAATGATGATTGTTGTTGCAAGCCCTCTTCCAGATAACTTCATAACTACACCTCCTTTTCGTTCACTTCAAACATTGCAATGTATTCACACTTTTTAAGAAACTTTTCCTCATGTGTTGTAAGACCACCTGATAGAAATAAATTTTTAACTTCTACTTCAAATCTTCCTGATTCATAGCCCAATTCAAAACGATTTCTTGGATAATCTTCTCTTTGAGAAATTCTAAGAATTGCTAGAAATTTTTTATCTATTTCACTCTTGATCATTTCTCTATCCGCACGAACCAACATTTTTCTATCTCTTCTATCTTTGGCAATCTTATTTGCCAATTCATAGTAGGATTTTTGATACCATTTGAATTCCTTTAACATGTGTACTAAAACCGCAATGACAACAGATAAAATACAGCAGATGATAATTAATGAATTTTTACTCATAAATTTTCTTTTCCTTTCCATTACTAGCCATCAAGGAACCAACCTCTTAAATAAAAACTTGTATGGTATTAGTTCTTTTTTATGTCTGTAGTTAGTAAATCATCAATGCTATTTTGTTATCGGAGGCCTTTGAGATTGGCTCCTTGATGACCAGTAATCTATTTAATTTTTTTAAGCTAAACTATCTACATATTCTTTAGCTTTTTTTGCCTTGTAATAATTGCTTACGTCAAGACCTGCATACTTTCTTTGAAATTCCAAGATTTCTTGTTGACTGAATTTTCTACCACGCCCTAATCTGATAGGACGAAATATTTCAAGGTCAATAAAGTTAAGTAACTGGTCTCTTGAAATTCCTAGATCTTCACGTAATTCTTTTTCAGTGAGCATCTTTGTTGGTCTGACTTCCATGTGTGTTTCCTCCTTTCAAAAATTTCCAAATTGTGATAAAATATTGTTACACTACGATATCGAAAGTTAATATCTAGTTAGGAGGTGGTCGCATGTTAAAAGCGGCTTTAAACTCCCCTATTCTTCTAAAATAAAATTTACACATTCATGTGCTAGCAGGTGATGCTTGTTTGTACTAGTGACAGCCAATTTATTTATATAAACGACTAGTACGTTTTCAAGAAAAACGGCTATTTTATAAACTGTAGCTTTAAGGTAAATTCTATTTGTCTCATTGTAGGGTAACAAAGCAGATGCATACTGCTTTAAGTTTGAGACTTGATAAGTGTTGGATATCAAAGAAGTAAACAAATCGTGCAGCCGTTAGTACCAACACTACTAATGGCTTTTTTATTTACTGAAAAATATTTGATCAACACTCGCATTTGGAAAACTTCTCTTAAATTTTGCTAGAAATTCATAACTGGGATTTTGATAACCACTTTCCACTTTGTAGTAGTACGATGGAGAAACGCCTATTCTCTTAGCCATGTTCTTTTGAGACATATGCAAGCTCTCCCTGAATTCCCTTAATTTGTCCATTTAGATTTATCCTTTCTATAACGTGTTTGATAAAGCAACAATAACAACCGCAATTTCCGATTGCTTTCTTAATTTTGCTTGTGGGGTTACGTTTTTCCAATTAGTAATTCTATCTGCAGCATTTCTTAAAACAGCCATGGTAATTGGATATCTTTGTTCAACATTTTCCATTTTTCTTTGCTCCTTTCTTAAACTCCAAATTCTTGCATTTAATAAAGTGTCTTTTTAGGAAACTTCATTAAATATCAGTTAAAATATGTTTGTGCTTGATAGATGTAAACACAAACATGTTACATATAGTTTCCATTTTACTTAAAAAAAATAGATCCTACCGGTTTTTTTAATGCACTAGCAATAGCTAACATTGTAGAGCTTTTAACAATTAAAGAATCATTATTCTCCAATTGAGAGATATATGCTCTACTAATACCTGATTTTTCAGATAATTCTTGTTGTGTCATATTTTGTTTCTCGCGAAATTCTCTGATTTTATTCATTTTGGCACCTCCTTTTGTGTAATCTATTGTTTCCACGACTTTAGTTTACTATAGATAACATATATTGTCAACTATGTATAACATCAATTTGTAAACTTTTATTTGTATTGGTGTCAACTGTGGTTTACACTTAATATATAAGGAGGTGTACCTCATGGAGAATACACTAGGAAAATATTTACATGAAGAAAGAGAAAAAAGAAATATGAGTTTAAGAGAGTTTTCTGAACTACTAGGTATTAGTCATACATATCTAAAAAAATTAGAAACAGGTTGTAATCCTTCTACAGGTAAACCAGTTTCACCAACTATAGAAACACTTAATGAAATTAGTAAAGCACTACATGTTTCTTTGGAATATCTTTTAGAGGTTTCAGGATTCGTTAAAGGTAACAAATTTGATCAAGAGTATCAATCATTTGCTACTCCTCAAGAAGCATTAAGTTTTATTCTAAAACAAGAAATGGTTGCCGATTTCGGCGGTTATGATTTAGAATCTATGTCAGATGAAGAAATTATGGAAATGGCTGAGGATGTTGCTAATATGTTAAAAATCGTTTCCAAGAGACACAAAAAATGATAACTGTAAATAATTCATTTTCTTTAAAATTAAAAGAGCTAAGACAAAAAAATAATTTAACGCAAGATCAATTAGCTGATGAATTAAATACTCGTTATCATCTTAATGAGTCTAAAGCAACAATATCTCAGTTTGAACATAACAAACGTATTCCTGATTTAGATAGATTAATTAATATTGCTGATTATTTTCAGGTATCTTTAGATTATCTTTGTTCTAACAAATCAAATGATAATGTTAGATGTACTAATCCAGGAACTAGAATAAAGAGATTAATAAAAAAGAACGGACTATCTCAAAAAGAATTTGTGGAAAAATTTAATGAAAAGTATGGTTATTCAGATTCTGAAGCAACAGTCTCTCAATATGTAAACAATAAGCGAACACCTGAAATTGACAAAATGGTAAAAATTGCAAATTTCTTCAATGTAACACTTGATTACATAATGTGTAGAACTGATGTTGATAGTGATATGTCTATTTACGACAAACCAAAGGAAAATATATCTTTCTCTACCCCGCAAGAAGCAGTTTCATTTATTCTTAGTCAAAAAGTAATTGCCGATTTGGGAGGATATTCACTTGACTCTATTTCAAATACTGAAATTATGGAAATGACAAACGATATAATTGATATATTTTGTATTATTTCTAGAAAGCACAAATAATTATTATTTAAAGGAGTGTGCTTATGGATGAATATAGAATATAAAATCAAAGATTTAATTAAAAAATACAATACCTCAAACGTTAAAGAGCTTGTAGATCATCTTGATATTTCAATTGAATATCAAAATTTCAAAGCAAAAACTTTAGATTCAAGACTAATAATACACAATTCTCAAGGGTTTATATTTATTAGAAACGATTTAGATTACTCAT